ATTCTCTTTGTTTGACTTTATTTACAATTTCTTTTCCGTTAGGATTACGAGGATCAAACAATATAGAACGATTACCTAAAGCTCTCGGTCCACCTTCTGCTTGCCCCGATATTACAGCAACAATTTTTTGATTATCCAATAATCTAGCAATATCAATTGGTCTACATTTTTTTCCATCTATATTATGATTGACTTTATGACCTTGAAATGCTGTTGTTCCTAGTGGAAATTTCTTTTTATCTTTTGTTTTATTTCTATAAACAAACATTGCTGCACCCAAACTATTACCACTATCATCTGCTAAAGGTTCAAAATAAAACTTGACATTAGATAAATTTTTTACTAAATGACTATTTGTTACAACATTCAATCCATAACCACCTGTAATACATACTTTGTTTATACCAGTTTGTTCTACAGCATTTTTAACTAAATCTAATACTCTTTGTTGAGTTTGTTTTTGTACCTGATAAGCATAATCAGCATACAGAGAATAATTACTTTGAGGAACAATACTAACTTCTTCATTTTCATATTCTTTAAAATAAACTTGTCTTATATCATCATCTTTATAATCAAATAAATCTTCATTAGGTATACTATTTTCAAATAAATTTTTAAACTCTTTGTCTTTTCCCCATCCTGCAAGTCCCATAGTTTTTCCATTTTCTAATCCATGCTCACCTATTAGAGTTGTGGCTGACTCATAAACTTTTGTAATATTCATTTCATTGTCGGCTGTTAATACTGCGCCTGGTAATTTTTTTTGTAACTTGTCTAAAACAGACTTATCTGTATTATTTTTATTGATAAATGAAAAGTTTTTAAATATAGGATTAAAATTATCTGGATATTGTGCAACAAATATACTTTCACTTTCTCTTACATTTTCTATTCTGGAACCATATCTATCAATAACAATAACCAAACATTTATCAAAACCACTATTGTAAAAAGCTAAACTAGCGTGTGTGAGATGATGTTCACTGCACATACGAATAATTTTATTATCTTTATATTGATTAATATATTTTATAAGATTATCATTTAAAGGATCATCAAAACTAGGAGAGCTAATTACTATCTCATCAAATTTTCTATCATCTTTTAAAACTAAATCTAAAGAATCCTTAGGTGGATAATCTCTTTTCTTTCTTGTTAGTCTTTCTTCTTTAGAAAAAAACTCTATTTGTCCGTCTTTGATTATAGCAATACTGCTGTCGTGGAATGGTGATATACCCAAAATTCTCATAATGTTCCTTCAATTATATAATTATTTATGTATCAGTTCCATCCGTTGGATTAAATCTCTTACCATCTTGGAAACTTGATATAGTTGTTGTAAATCCAAAATCATCATCTGCATCTGCAGTAGTAGGTTTAGGTGTAATTACAACTCTTTCATCTCTTACTAAAGGTGCTGTTGTACTAGCACCCAAATCTGATTGTACTTTTTTAACTACACTTTGATTATTCATTGGACCAAATAAATATGTTTTTGCTGTAAAACCTAGTGTGTAAATAACAGCTCTTCTTGTTGTAAAACCTCCATCATAGCTATCTTCGTAATTCACAGCATTTAAAACAACAGGTATATCTCTTTTTATACCCATATCAGGTATTACATTTACAGTAACAGTATAATCAGGTTGAAAGAAAGGTAATATTTGTTCTATTATTTGTAATCCATTTTCAGCTGTTGCTGTAAAACAATATAAACTATAACTTATATTATATGGTACAGGCGTATAGTTATAATGTAAAGTATTTCCATCTTTTACTTTTTTAAATTTTTGTACTCTTGTTAATTTTCTACTAGGATCATAAGCCAATCCTGTAATTTCAAAACCTAAACGAGGTAATGTAATTGAAAATTCTCTATTATCTAAACTTGCTTGTTGATCTAATCTAACCAAAAACTTTTCTTTTGGTGCATAAGCTAATGGCACTTTGATACGTGCTGTAACTGCACCAGTAGTATTTGTATTTTGAACAGTAATATTATTAAACAATTGACCAAAAGCAATTGTCATTCTTCTTAAACTTTCGTTATAAAAATATGTTCCAAACATTAATCAACCTCTCCAAATGGATTTCTTTCTGTAAAGTCTAATATATCATCAGCAACACTAGCTGTATCAAAACCAGCCTCTGTATCTAAATCATCATTTTGAGCAAAATCACTTTGGTCTTGTACAGTTGTTGTAGCAAATGTTTCTAATAAAATAAATGCTGGTTGACCTGACGCTAATGGTTGCTCCATAATTATAGAACCTGATCCATCTTCTAATGATGTTTTGTGTTGTAAAGTATCTAAACTATATTCATCTTCAGCAGCATCTATAGCAGCAACTCCTGTATCTAATTTTTCTGAGCTGTATTCCCATCTAGTTACTCTTAATTTATAAACAGGTAAGTTACCTAATTGAAAGAATGGCTCTTGGTCTTCAACAAATTGTATTTCAAAAAAAGAGTTCATCAAAGGAAAATACATAATATCACCCTCATTAGGTCTGCCTTCTACAATTTGAGTTGCTGGATTATCTACTTGATTCTGCCAACTTCTTTTAGCTATGACAAAAGTTGTATCATCTCTAATTTCTAAACCAAACTTATTAATGATTTCTTGTTGACCAGCAAAACCTTCAGTGGTTTCAAAGTAAGTTTCTATTAAATAAGAGTCATCAAATCTGCTTGATGTATCCTCTCCTAATATTAAATCTCTGTTAACAAGGGTTCTTGGTAAGTAATAAACATCATGCCCATATATTTTTAGGCCTTCAACAATTAAATCTTCGTATAATCTTTTTTCGTGTTGACTACCAATTCCATTTCCACCTTGAAAGTAATGATTGACTGGCATATCATTATCCTATCATTAATGGTTGTGACATCTCAAAACTTCTTCTGAGTTCCTCTTCTAATTTTTGTATATCAGCTAAAGCCTCTGAATAAATTTGACCACCGTTTAGTGAAACTCCACCAACCATAGCCACACCATTAAATTTTGATAAGTTTGCACCCCATTGTCTTTTGAATAAAGCTGTTATATATCTTTTTAAAAATATATCATTGAATATATCTGTATACACATTTGGGTCTAGTTTTCTATAACACTCTATAATTAAAAATTCATCTGTTTGTAAATCATTAGCCCAATCCATATCAATGTATAATCTGTTTTGATGTTGATTAAATCTTAATGGTTTCTCACCTACTAAAATGTGATCTAAAAAATCTAAATGTCTTAATACTACTTCATAATTAATAACTGAAGTTGAAGCAAAATCATACAAATCATTCAATCTTAATTGGTATCTTACATCAAACATATTCAAATTTGCTTTATCAGAAAAAGGAAATAAATTTATAACAGAAATAATACTATCTGGTACCACTAGATAATTTTTATCTTCAACCCAAGTAGAAGAATTACCAGTATCTTCTTTATCAGAATTAGATTCTGATTTAGCATTTAATGTGGTTAATCTTGTTCTATCCGCTTCGGTAAGTTTATATTTTAGGTAAGTACGAACAATACCATCATAGTGATATTGAGTGAAATATTGTAATGCTTCGTCAATTCTATCTTCTAATTGATCGTCATCCACATTAATTTCAATGACTGGTTTTCCTAAAGCTCTTAAAGCGTATTGTTTTAGTGTTTCTCTTGTAGCTGGTACTGCCATTATAATTCCCTTTTTCTTATATATTTATAATACTTATATAGTAGGAAAAAGGTTATCTTTACAAAACAATTTTATGTCTTCTTCGGGCAATCCTAGTGATTGCATTGTTTTTGGAGTGTGTGGATTCTTTTGTTGATTTTCACAATAAAAATTTTGTGCTTTTATGACATCTTCTGACTTACTATCATTGTTATAATGACCAATCTTATCCAAGTAATCATTTAAATTTGACTCTGCTAATGTACATACCATATTTAATTCTTTTTCTTCTCTCACATTACCAGCGGCTATCATTCCCTCACTAAAGATAGCCTTCGCCCAATCTGGTAACTCTCTCTCTTTACTCGGTTTAAACCACTTTGATGATTGTACAAACCATTCTGTCAATGGATGATTTTTTTTCAATAGTGGTGAAAAATCGTGGAACGCTCCTGTAATTTTATTTTTGCCTGCAATTACATCCCATCCGTAAATAGGACCTCCGTTTGTAATATTAGGAAATACACAAACGTGCATCATCCACAATCCTTTAGATTCCCTCACATCAACCACATCTACATGCGCTCTTCTAACATTATTGTTTTTCCAAGTTCTGTTGACCCAACCGAATTCTTCATTGTTAAAACGCTCCATTCCTGGCTCGTTATATTCTTCACAATTTTTATCTAGTGTTTCTATTATATTTTCTTTACACTTAATTAATCTTTCCCAAATCATTAATCTTTCCCCTCAATACTAGTTCCTTTAAAAGGATCATTTTTTGTATCTCTATTATTTTCATCAAATATTTCTAATTCGTTTAATTCTTTAAATAGTTCTGTAGCAAATTTAAAACAAGTTTTTGCTTCTGCTACAACATTTAGAACATATGTATTGATATAACTTTGTATTAACTCTTTTATAATTCTTTTCTTTTCTTCTGGTTTTTGAAATACCAAATATGTATTATTACCTGGTGTCTTTCTTCTAATCATTTGACCGCCTGATAGATCACCTACGTGCCTAACGTAAATATGAGCCATTAATTTTTCTGGATCGTTTTGTATCGTTTCAATATGTTTAACATACTCTTTTGTACTTTCTGTTATTGTTGGTGGATTATCTTTATCATCCCATAAAGCTTTGTAATCAGTAAATAATCTTTCAGCTCTTGGAACATCAGGTATTGATCTAAACAAACCATTTATATGTGCGTGTTGTTCTAATATTGAATAACATTGTAATAGATTATAAATGTATGTGGCATAAAGTTTTTTATCAATATTACCAGACATTAAAGTTTTTACAAACGCTTGTCTTTCAGCATTTTTATGTTCTTCCCAAACTAATTCTCTAATATCTACTTTTTTATTTTCCATCTATTTTTCCTACAGGTGTTGTATAATGAAAATGTGTTATAGTATATCTGCCATAGCCAAGTTCATTAGGTTCGTTAATCCATTTTATTGGTGTTACTTGATGTTTGTAATAACCAGGAATTATAACCATTCTATTATGTTTACTTATAATTTCAGTATTAGTATCATTTAATATAAAATCACCACCTTCATACCTTTTTGGTATACTATGAAACCAAATTAATGAAGTAAAATTAAAATTGTCAATGTGTGATTCATAATGGTCATTTTCTTCGTAATAAGATATTAAATTAGATGTATGAGTTGTATCTCTAAAATTTCTAGCTTGTGGCATAGCTTCTTCTATCATATTATAAAATTCATCTGTATGCATTTTTTTTCTTAATTTTATTATAGAAGAATCTCTTTCACCATCTCTATATACTGAATCAATGTAAGTACGATAAGAAAAACCTTTAGGTTCTCCTGTTGCATGTCTAGCAGTAATTGTATTTTCTGCTCTATAAAATTTTTCTTTAGATGTAAAAAAATTTAACTCAGCCCATATACTTTTTTGTTCATCTTCTGTAAACCAATCATCTATAAGTAAACAAGGAAAATGAGTGTGCTTGTTAATAAATTGTGGTTTTTTCATCATCAATCATTCCTAAAAAAGGTCTTCCATCATATTTTATATTGTGAGGCCCTTTTTTATCATTATAATGTAAAAATACTTGAGCGTGATTATTACCTATAAATCTGTCTCGCCAATGTTCTAATTCACAACCTTTATATATTATCATATCACCTTGTTCTAAATTTATTGGTATTTCCGTTCCGTCTTTTTCTTTTATATATAATGGCCACAAATAGTTTTCATATTTTGATTTATCTAAATTTGAATTGTCAAATCCTAAACATAATGTGGTTGATATTTCACAGCTAGGTCTATCACTGTGTTTTACCAATTCCGTTCCTTTAGTATATAATCTGTGATAAGAGTAAGTAGGTACCAGATCAATGCCTGTATATAAATTCATTTTATCATTTAATGCATATAATAATGTATCAAAAAT